TACATTATGAAAGACATGAAAATCTCAACACAAAATATTTTAAAAGAACTGGCTACAAATTATCCAGATCAAACCGCGTTCAGAAAGAACGTGATTGAATCCACGGCAAAGTCCATGGGTTACACAGGAAAAGACTTTTATCCTATGCTTACCGCAGAAACAAGAGTCAAAATAGGCACTTATGATTTAAGCGCTTTACTACAAACTGTAGAGGTTGACAACAAGGTGATAGACATTTCGTCTGCAGCAAAAATGCAATCGATCGTTAACGAAGAAAAATCATTTGCAAAAGCGGATCCAACGTTTGTTCCATGGGGAGCATTTCACGATGTTGTAAAAATGATTAAGTCGCAGATGTTCTATCCTGTATACGTTTCTGGTTTATCTGGAAATGGTAAAACTTTTATGGTAGAGCAAGCTTGTTCAAAACTAAACAGAGAATTTATAAGGGTTCAAATTAACCCTGAAACTGACGAGGATGATTTACTTGGTGGATTTAGACTTATTAACGGAGAGACTGTATTCTCTAAAGGACCAGTTCTTAAAGCGATGGAGAACGGCGCGATCCTTCTTCTCGACGAAATTGATAGAGCTACAAATAAAATTATGTGTCTTCAAGGTATTCTTGAAGGTAAACCTGTTCTCGTTAAGAAAACAGGTGAAACAATTACTCCTGCGCCTGGCTTCAATGTTATAGCAACCGCGAATACTAAAGGTAAAGGATCAGAAGATGGTAGGTTTACTGCTGCTTCAATCATTGACGAAGCTTTCTTAGAAAGGTTTACTGTTGCAATTGATCAGAAGTTTCCATCACCATCTATCGAAACTAAAATACTTAACAATCATATGACTAAGTTCGGTGCAGAAGATACTGACTTTGTTGAAAAGCTAGTTACATGGGCAGACATCATTAGAAAAACATTCTATGATGACGGAGTAGATGAAGTTATTTCAACTAGAAGGCTTTGTCACATCGCACAAACTTTCTCTATCTTTAAGAATAGAGCTAAGGCGATTGACTTATGTATCGCTAGGTTTGATGATGACACTAAGTCAGCTTTCTTAGATCTTTACACAAAGGTCGATGATGGCGTATTAAACATTGAAGAGGAAATTAATGAAACAGCCTAATTACAAATTTAACGAAGGAGCTCTTATTAAAGAGTTCCAATCGTATATTGATTCTACATACGGACAGCATTATGGCCAAGGGGGATTGCAATCTTCCGAAGTCATAATTGATCGTGGCCATGGCCTTGGATTTTTCCTCGGCAATGTCGACAAATATAATGCTAGGTATGGTAAGAAAGGAACTTCAGAAGATCATAGAAAAGATCTTATGAAGGTACTACATTATGGATTACTTGCGCTTTATGAGCACGATAGGTCTAACTCAAAATAAAAGGTGTACAAACACGTGAAACTGTGTTATAATACTGGTAACAAATTAAAAAAGGTAAATTATGAAAATATCAAGTGAAACTATTAACATCCTGAAAAACTTTTCGGGAATAAATGCGAATTTAGTCTTTAAGCCTGGAAAGGAACTTAAGACTATTTCCGAAGCAAAAACCATTATGGCCAATGCATCAATCCTAGAGGACTTTCCTCAAACGTTTGGCGTGTATGATCTTAATGAATTTTTGTCTCTGTACAATCTTATGGATGAACCTGACTTAGAATTTAGCGATAAGTTCTTAACAATGTCTGATGGTTCTCAAAGGATTAAGTACTACTATTCTGAGATTGAGATTCTTACACAACCTAGTAAAGATATCAATATGCCAGAGTGCGAAGTTATCCTAGATCTTTCGGCCACAAACCTAGATAAGATTAGGAAAGCTGCTGCAGTTCTTGGACATTCAGAATTAGCTTTCAGTAGTCGAGGTGGCGGGGTCATTGCTTCTGTATTCAATGAGAAAGATTCTACTGCGAATACATTTGACATTGATCTAGGCACATCATCTACTGAAACCTTTAATTACGTATTTAGTATTTCAAATCTGAAAATGCTACAAGGTGATTATAAGGTATCGATTTCATCTAGGCTAATCTCCAACTGGAGAAATGCGGATAATCCTTTAGATTATTTTATCGCTTTAGAGAAATCATCAAGTTTCGGTGTATAAATAACTATGCACAGAAAAAATTCTCATAATATTATGAGGATAATACGAGAAGATGCCGAATTGGTCGGGTCTCTCATAATTAGTCTACTTTGCAAAGGAGAAAAAAATGACTGAAGAAGTAAAAGCACCTGAAGGTGCACAAGAGGAGCAACAAGCTCCACAACTGTCTCTACAAGACATCGCAACTTTCGTACAGATTATCGATATCTGTTCTAAAAGAGGTGGTTTCGAAGGGCAGGAAATGGAAGCTGTTGGTGGTCTAAGAAACAAGACTGTAGCATTTCTAAATGCTGCGTCTGAAGCTCAAGGCCAAGATGCTCCACAAGGTATGGTACCAGAAGGTGCTGATCTACCTGAAACAGTTGAAGCTGAAGAAGCTTAAATTGTATTAGCTTAATTCGGGGGTAGCTCCCCCGTATTTTATTAATTTTATTATGAAGGATATATTATGGATCGCAATGAAACATCACGCTTAATTGAAGCACTCAAAAAGGGAACTGTTACAGTAACCTTTCAAAAGGTTGACTCAGACGAAATTAGAGTTATGCCTTGTTCTCTCAACCCAATTGTTCTAGAAGCTAATGGCGTTAAAACCGTTATCGAAAACGTAGATCCAAGCACTGATCATATCGCTGCTTGGTCTTTGGATAAAGACGCATGGCGTTCTTTTAGACTAGATACAGTTCTTGGTTGGGAGGTACTATAAATGTCAGAATTTCTTTGGGTTGAAAAATATCGACCACAGAAAATTCAAGATTGTATTTTGCCGGAATCAATCAAGAAAACTTTTGAAGATATTGTTAGAGGAGGTGACCTACACAATATGCTTCTTACCGGGACAGCCGGCTTAGGTAAAACAACAGTCGCGAAAGCTCTGTGTAATGAACTTGACTTAGATTTTCTTTTGATCAATGGATCCGAAGAGTCTGGCATTGACACGCTTCGAAATAAGATCAAACAATTTGCATCTACCGTTTCATTACAAGGAGGCTACAAAGTAGTTATTCTTGACGAAGCAGATTATCTTAATGCTCAATCAACACAACCCGCATTGCGTGGTTTCATTGAGGAGTTCTCGAATAATTGTCGGTTTATATTGACATGTAATTTCAAGAATCGAATCATTGAACCATTGCATTCTCGTTGTACTACAATTGAGTTTAACGTTTCTAAAAAAGATTCAGCTCCACTTTGCGGGCAGTTTTTACATCGATGTGAGGTTATTCTAAACCAAGAAAACATTGATTACGATCGCAAGGTTGTAGCTGAGCTTATTATGAAACATATGCCTGATTGGCGCAAGGTTCTTAATGAACTGCAGCGTTACAGTAGTAGCGGTACTATTGACACAGGCATCTTAGTATCTTTATCGGAAGTATCTCTCAATGATCTTATGATTCATTTGAAAGAGAAGAACTTTAAAGGTATGCGTCAGTGGGTAAGTAACAATATTGATTCCGAACCTGCAGCAATTTATCGTAAGATTTACGATAATATGAATGACTATATTGATCCTCAGAGTATACCTCAATTGGTACTTATTCTTGCGGACTATCAATATAAGAATTCCTTTGTTGCGGATCACGAACTTAATACGGTTGCTTGTCTTACTGAGGTAATGGCAGGGGTTTCATTCCGATGAGCCCCTTCGATTATCTAAACGCAATCAACACAACTAAAAAGGATATAATGGTTGATGATGTAGCTGAAAAAGCATACACATCATTTATGGTTAATCGTGGCCTATCGTATTTTCCTGACACAATTCTGTTCGCAAATGAAATGAATGTGCATCACCATATAGATCATCGTCTTCAATTTGATTTTTTTATAAATATAATTAAGAAGAAGAAAAGATTCTCTAAATGGGCAAAGCCTATCAACATAGAGAACTTGGAACTTATAAAAGAATATTATGGATATAGTAATGAAAAAGCTAAATCTGTATTGTCATTGTTAAATGACGAACAAATTAACGAATTGAAATTAAGGATGTATAAAGGTGGAAAACGAAAATAATATTGAAGTCCAGTGGACTCCAGCTTCTATGTTGGAGATTACTCTCAACGAACCAGATGACTTTCTCAAAATTAGAGAAACATTAACCCGAATTGGAGTAGCGTCTAGAAAAGATCAAAAGCTATACCAATCATGTCATATATTGCACAAACAAGGAAGATACTTTATTGTGCACTTTAAAGAGTTATTCTTATTAGATGGGAAACCTTCTAATCTAATGTTGAACGATATCCAGCGTAGGAATACAATTGCTACATTGCTGGCAGATTGGGGACTCGTAACTTTTGTTACTGCCGATCAAGCTAAAGATATTGCACCGTTAAGACAGATTAAAGTAATTCCATTTAAGGAAAAAACAGAATGGCAACTATGTCCTAAATACAATATAGGAAATAGTAATAATGGAGAAAAAAATTAAAGAAGCATGGAAGACTTTTCATAAGTTTATGAAGTCTGGCAGACTAAATAAAGTTTGCAAAAAATGCTTAAACTAACAACGAGAGTTGTATAAATAAATGTGGATGCCGAATTGGTCGGGTCCACATATTAATCTTGCTTTAAATAGGAGAAACAAAATGGTAAGAAATACTATGAACGTACCGCGTTCACTATTCATTGGATTTGATCCAATATTAAATGAACTTGAAAGAATCCACCAAGCTGGAAGATCTCAGGACAACTATCCACCCCATAACGTCGTAAAGATCGATAATGATAACTTCAATATCGAACTCGCTGTTGCAGGATTTTCGGAAGAAGATATTGCAGTTGAAGTTAAGGATGGTATTCTTTTAATTAAGGGTCAACATGTTGATGACGATGAACGTGAATATGCGCACAAAGGGATTTCATCCCGCAAATTTGAGAAGTCCTTCCGACTCTCTGAATTTGTCGTAATAGACGGGGCCAATCTTGTGAACGGAATACTTGTGGTGAATGCCAGGGTTGAAGTTCCAGAAGAAAGGCGTCCTAGGAAGATCGAAATCGGGTCTGCTGGGGCATCAAAGAAGAAGGAATTTATTCAAGAATAGATTCCGGTGAGCAGCGAAAACTCAGTGGATTGTAATAATCAATTTACTGGAGTCAAATCATGGGTTACATACGTAAACACAAAGATGGCATTAGGACTGGATTCGAACTTATATTTTTAATGTGTGGAATTTTAGCAATTTCACCCGTTATAATTTATTTGCAGCTGAATTCATTCTAAAGGAATCGGAGCGGGAGAGATCACTCTCTCCCAATTTTCCTACAAAAAAGTGTACATATGATGTACAACGTGTTTAAAATATGATATAATATGTACATATAAAATTGAAATGGTTATACTATGAATACAAAATTTTACACTAACGTTTCTCGTTATGGCAATTCACTGCTATATCGCGGTTATAAAAACGGTAAAAAAATACAAACAAAAATTAAATACCAACCTACTTATTTTGTAAGTACGGCAAAACCTTCTAACTGGAAATCACTCGATGGAGCTAATGTATCTCCAATCAATTTTGATTCTATGCGCGACGCGAAAGAATGGTTACAGGTAAATTCTCAAGTTGTCGGTAGACACATCTACGGCAATAACAAACATATTCCCGCTTTTATCAACGACGAATTTCCAGGTGAAATCGCTTTTGATAGAAACCAAATTAATGTATCTACGATCGATATCGAAGTGCAATCAGATGCAGGTTTTCCAGAGCCAGAACAAGCAGCTCACGAAATTACAGCTATCTGTATGAAAAACAATATTGACAACACATTTTATGTGTGGGGTCTTAAAGACTATGATGTAGAAAATAGTATCATGCAAGAAAATCGTGTGGTCTATAAACACTGCAAAACCGAATCAGAACTTTTACTTGAATTTATTGCACATTGGTCTTTACCATCGCAATGTCCAGACGTAATTACCGGTTGGAATTCACGCTTCTTTGATATACCTTACATTGTAAATCGAATCATAAAAATCCACGGTGAAGAGTTTGTTCGCAGATTATCTCCATGGGGATTAATTGATCGTCGTGATATTACAACAATGCAACGTAAACAAATGGCATATGAAATCCAGGGCATTGCTCAAATGGATTATCTAGACTTGTTTAAAAAGTTCGGTTACTCTTATGGACCACAAGAAACATACAAACTAGATCATATTGCATCAGTAGTTCTTGGTGAGAAGAAACTAAGTTATGAAGAGCACGGCAATTTGCATACTTTATATAAGCATGATCATCAAAAGTTTATTGATTATAACATTAAAGACGTAGATCTAGTAGATCGTTTCGAAGATAAGATGGGATTGATTACACTTGCTTTAACTATGGCATATCGCGGCGGTGTAAACTACAGCGATGTCATGGGCACTACTGCAATATGGGATGCTATTATATTCCGTAATCTATATGCGAATCAAGTTATAATTCCATTCGCCGAAGAGAAGTTTAAAACTCCATATCCGGGTGGTTATGTTAAAGATCCACATGTTGGAATGCATGAATGGGTAGTTTCTTTTGATTTAAACTCACTATATCCATCTATTATTATGCAAAATAACATGTCACCGGAAACTATTATTCCAGGCAAAGTCGCTAATGTCAATGTTGATAATCTTCTTTCCGGAGAAATTAAACCTAGACTTGACGCTAATGAATGCGCTTCTGCATCAGGTCAGTATTTTAAAACTGATAAGCAAGGTATTCTACCAAAGATTATCGATGAAATGTATAGTGAGCGTGTTGTCATTAAACGACAAATGATTGCGTCTCAAAAAGAACTTGAAAGGATAGACAAAAATGATAAACAAGAACTATACAGAGTACAACGTGATATTGCCATTGCGGAAAACCAACAGATGTCTATTAAGATTCTTCTTAATTCTCTCTATGGTGCTCTCGGCAACAAGTATTTCAGATTCTTCGATCAGCGAATCGCGGAAGGAATTACACTTACTGGACAGCTTACAATCCGATGGGCTGAAAAGGCAATCAACACTTACCTCAACTCAGTGCTTAAAACTAAGAAAGACTATGTTCTTGCGATCGACACCGATTCAGTGTATGTTTGCCTAGATGATCTTGTATCAGCTGTTAACCCAAAAAATCCATTAGAGTTTGTCGACACTGTTTGTAAAGAAAAGCTTGAAGATGTTCTAGAAAAATCTTACGGTGATTTGTTTGATATCATGGGTGGTATTGAAAATCGTATGGTGATGAAACGTGAAGCTATTGCTGACCGTGGAATATGGACTGCCAAGAAACGTTATATTCTAAATGTTCTAGATAATGAAGGTGTTCGTTATGCTGAACCTAAATTAAAAATCATGGGCATCGAAGCAATTAAGTCTTCCACCCCAGCTCCATGTCGTGAAGCTCTAAAAGAAATGTTTAAGACTATTATCGGAGGAACCGAACGTGATGTTCAAAACAACATCGAATCATTCCGAACATACTTTAAAACGTTATCTCCAGATCAGATTGCATTTCCACGCGGTATTACAAATCTAACTCAGTTTAGAGATAAACAAACAATCTATCGAAAAGGAACACCGATCCACGCACGTGGAGGTATCTTATACAATAAGATGCTAAAAGATCTTTCACTAGATAAACAATATAACAAAATTCAAAATGGCGAAAAGATTAAGTTTATATACTTACGAACACCAAATCACATCAAGGAAAATGTAATTTCTTTCTTAGATTACCTTCCTGAAGAGTTTGGCTTACATCGTTATATTGATTACGATACACAATTCAACAAAACATTCTTAGATGTTATTGACCCGATTCTATCGGCTGTTGGATGGAATTCTAAAGAGATCGCGACACTCGATGAATTCTTCTAAAATAACTGTGTACAAAACACTAAAGTCGTGTTATAATATACCACATACAGGAGAAAAATATGAAAATAGTAAGATTGACAACAGGTGATGAAATCATTTGTAATGTCGAAGAAACAGAAAACTCGGTTGCGATAACTGATGCATTTTCTATGGTAGCTACTGAACCTGGCAAAATCGGATTTATTCCTTTTATGGCCTATGCAAAAAATGATCGATTTGTAATTGATAAGAATTTTGTAGTTATGGTCGTAGATCCAGTTGAAGAAATTGTAGATCAAATTAGATCTATGACTAGCGGTATCGTAACTCCACCAAAACAAGGAATTATAGTATGAGCAAGAACTGGGTAGAAGACATCGAAAAGATGCAAGATAAATTTGGTACTCTTGATTGGGTATTCGATAATAAAGAAGACACAGAAAAGCTAAAGCGGTTCTTAAAGTTTCGTATTGACTTTTTACAAGAAGAACTAGACGAAACCAAAACTGCGTACGAAACAATGGATGGTGAAGAAATCGTTGATGGTTTAATCGATCTATGTGTTGTAGCAATCGGAACGCTTGATGCTTTTGGTGTTGATGCGTATAAAGCTTGGGATGAAGTTCTTAAAGCTAATATGACAAAAAATGTTGGCGTAAAAGAAGGTCGACCAAATCCACTGGGACTTCCAGACCTCATGAAACCTGAAGGTTGGAAAGCTCCATCTCATGAAGGTAACCATGGTATCTTCAACGATATTCGATAGTATATACGATAACAAAACTGTCAAGCGAGTTGATTATAATTCGTTTGATGACTTTGAAAAAGTATTATACAAATTGGCCAATAGTGATAAGTATCAGAAAAAAGCTGATGCTCCTTTAATATCACCGGCCACATATAAGACCGAAACTACTCGAGCTAATGCGAATGTTGTTAGTTGGGGTGGTTTCGGCATTGTCGATGTCGATGATTATGAAGGATCTATTGATGATATTCATGAGAAGTATTCTAAATACAAATACGTTTGCTATTCGACAGCAAGCTCAACCGAAGCACATCCAAAGTTTAGATTAGTATTTCCATTAACACAATATGTTGATGCTGATAAAATCAAACATTTTTGGTTTGCACTAAACAAAGAAATAGGAGACATCGCAGATGCCCAAACAAAAGATCTTAGCAGAATGTACTACGTCCCTTCAAGATACAAAGGGTCGTATAACTTCATATTCACACACGATGGAATTACCATGGATCCAAATGAACTCATGGAACGACACAGATACGTCGTACAAAATGAATCGTTTTTCGATAAGTTACCTGACTCTATTAAAAGGAGTCTTATACAACATCGACAAGAAAAACTCAATAACACTGACTTTTCATGGACAGGATATCAAGACTGCCCTTTTGTAAATAAGAAACAAATTGAAGATTACAAAAAAATTACTGGCTCTGGCTGGTATTTACAGATGTACAAAATTATGGTTTCTACCGCAGGCAATGCAATGCAGAGAGGTTATCCCATCTCAGCAAAAGAAATTGCCTGGATTTGTTCAGACTTGGACAATGACACTGGTGGATGGTATGGTAAACGGGATATGGTAAAAGAAGCAGAAAGAGCAATTGATTTTGTCTTTCGAAATAATATATAGGAGAAAAAAATGGGAATTAAAATGTTACATAATCACGTCTTAGTGACGGCGGCTGAAAAAGAGGAAACTACAGCAGGTGGTATTATCCTTACGGCTGATACTACAAAGGGCTCAAAACCAGCTTTAGTATTAGATGTAAGCGGAGGCGCACTCGGTAAGGTTATGTCAGGAGATAGAGTATTTCTTGATTGGAGTAAGGCAATGCCGGTAGATTACGATGGAAATGCTGCAGCGATTATTGATGTTGAACATATCAAGGCGGTGATAAGTGTATAGGTACAGAGTTTATATCACGAGAGTAGTTGATGGAGATACTGTTGACGTAGATGTCGACTTAGGTTTTAGTACAGTTCTAAAAAAGCAAAGAGTTCGAATGATGGCAATTGATACTCCAGAATCTAGAACCAGAGATTTAGAAGAAAAATTCTATGGTAAACAATCAAAGTACTTTTTAGAAGGTTTATTAAAAGATCAAAAAATTCAACTAGTGTCTCACGACAAAGGTAAGTTCGGTAGAATTTTAGGTGAACTCTTTATAGACGGATTAGAAACTTCAGTTAATCAAACTATGATTAATAACAATCATGCTGTTCCATATTACGGTGGTAATAAAGAAGAAACTGAAAATCATCATATGGCAAATCGCAAAGCTTTAAACGAACAAGGTATTGTATATGTGGCTAAGTGATTTAAAAAATCATATTGACGGATTAAAATTTACTGTTACTCAAGAAGATGTTGAAAGACACACTAACGAATATAATAGCGTCGAAGGATACCAAGATAAGTCTGGTTATTCAAGCCGAGCAAATGTTGATTCAGAGTACGTCGAGGAACACCTCGCGAAAACTTTTCCAGATGATTTAGAAAAAATTACTGAGAATCCGTTAAAGTTTTTTGCGGATATTAGATTGCAATCGGATTATAAAACACTTATTGACTTTAAAGAAATAGCAGGAGATTTTTTTAATCCTCAGCATGACGTTGAAAGATATCTAAGAGCGTTTGCCGAAGGTAAACTAACACACTTTTGTTTTTATAGAACGAATAGAGAAAGAGCTGATAAAAATATACCATTAGTAATAGAAGCAAATACCGAGTTGACAGTTGAGTTCTTATGTATATCAGA